TCGTAAATGTGCCATTTGTAGCATTGATGTTACCTGAATTGATATTTCCAGTAACATTCAAACTTGTTAATGTACCGACTGATGTAATATTTGGTTGTGCAGATGTTGTTAATGTTCCGGTTATCGAATTTGCAATGATATTCGCATTTGCATCACGCACAACAATTGTATTAGCGACTGCGGTAACAGAGGAATCAAAACCATCCAACAAATCGGCATTAAAATTCGTTACTTTTGTAGTAGATGCAACAGTTAACGGAGAAGTTCCAGTAGCAACATTCGAAATAAACCTTGAAGCAGAGACAACAGCATTACTAACGATATTACCAGAATTCAAAATCCCTACATTGGCATTTCCAGTAACATTTAGGGAGACTAATGTACCAACTGAGGTAATATTTGGTTGTGAATTTCCACTTACGGTTATTGCAATATTTGCAGAATTTGCGATATTAGCAGTATTCGAACTTCCAGCAGATGTTGCAAATGCAGAATTAGCAACATTCAGGTTCGGTACTAAAGTAGTAGAAATTACTGACAGAGGGGGAGTGCCGGTTGCAACGTTTGATATATATTTTGATGCGGCCACATTGCCCGTCGCAGATACATTTGTGGTGTTTATAGTTCCATTTGCATTAATAATTTTATTAACAGAATCATAAGTAAAATCTGCACTTGCTGATAACAAATTATTGTTATTATATTGGATGCATCCATTTGTTCCTGCAGCATATCCGCCGCCACCAGCACCAGAACCAGTCAATGTACTTAATAATCTTCCGCCAGTTTCATAAACATTCGCAGAAAGTGCAGTTGTTGTACCAAGAGCAACTACATTTCCTGCCACACCATTAGCATAAATTGTATCTGACACTGTAATTGTTGTTGCTGTAGGAATTGTTTTTACGTAATAAATTGAACTATTATTAAGATTTGTTAATGCTCCGGTGCTATTTGCAGAAATATTTCCGTCAAACATAATAGGAAGGTTCACAGTAAATGAAGATGAATTTGCAACAGTAATTGTATTAAGAGATGCTGAGGTTGCGGATATTCCTGTGTATGCATAAGGAGTATATCCAGTAGAATTAACAGGTGTCGTTAATGATGTATCTGCATATAATGAAAAGGTATTACTTGAAATGACATTTGTGTAATATGTATTACCATTAAGTTGTGTCATACCCTTTGCATTGGTAATTGTGATCGGCAATCCATCAGTAAACAAATTTTCCTCTACTGTTGTTACCACTGCAGGATTTGCGTTTGTTACATTTTTGATGTATGCGATAATTGATGATTTGGGAGACCATGAAAGATTTCCATGACCATCTGTTTGCAATACATAACTTAGTGCGCCGCCGCCAATTTGTACATTAGCAACATCACCTAATGTAATTAATCCACCAGCATTGCCGCCCTTATTTGTCCAATTGGAACCATCGAAAGCCAAGACCTGTCCATTTGCCACTGTGTTTGCCACAATTGCTAAATTGCCTACGGATCCATTAATTTGGCTAAAATTAATTTCGGAATATGAAGTCAATACTTCAATATTCTCTGCAGGAGTTGCTTTACCAATATAAAGCAATTTTTTATCAGTAGCAAAACCCAATTCTGCTTCATCTAGTTGAGGAAGATCAATTAGATTACCTGCACGGTGCTGAATTTTGGAAATCAATAGAATGGACATATACAATAAATACCTTTACAGTATTTATTAAGGTATAGTCTCAAACAGAGAGGTAATATTCTTCTAGCTTCTTAAACCAAATGTTTTCATAATGTTTGAATTCATCTCCTTCTAGAATAAATTCCTGATAGACAAAATCAGCAGTACACATCATAATTACTCCTTTGGAAATAGTTGTTCCGTATACTGCATTATGTGCATTGGCATATGCAACCAATTGAACAAAATAATCATCAATCCATTCACGTTTTTTAAGTTTATTTGACTGTTTGAAATCAAGTATTGCAGGAGAATTATCATGCACACCGACAAGGTCTGTGGATCCAGCATAAATTTTTGGATAATATAATGAGATTTCAGTGCCCCAAAATTCACTGCATTTATTCAACCCACATGAAATAATATTTTCTGCCATTCTATGTGATTGTTGACTGTACGGATTGCTTCCGGGAAATCCCAAGACATCATCCATAATATAGTTTTCCAACCATTTATGCATCCGTGTTCCACGGCTGGCGGCTTCAGTCGTAATTTCCTGTGCCTTTTGCACACCAACTCGTTTTCGCCAATTATTTAATGCTTCTTTGGATTCTTCTGATTTAGTAGCGGATAAAATGGTCGTTACTGACGGCAATTTATCTCCATCGGGAGTAAGGTAATGTCGCGAACCATTGATATTAGTGCGCGACATTTCAGTGTAATTGAATTTTTGTGTTATAGCCATAATATAATATTATAACTATTATTAAATTTAAATCAACGTTTCAGGGCGTTTTTTGCCATGCCTTTAACGGTGTCTTTACTTCTATTTTTTTCTTTTGCTGTGTTGAGATCAATTGAATCATCGCTTTTAAATACGACCTTGTCACCTTCTATATTACTAATAACAGTATTCAATGGGGCCGTAGTAATCATGTTCATCAAATCTGCGTCGTCAAGGACGATATCATATTTTTGTAGATAATCTTGCAACTCAGATACAGTATAATTATCTGGATCTATTTCACCTGAATCCAAATCAGATTGCAATTGATTGACCAATGCAACCATTTTAGTGGGAATTACTGCCTCATCGGTGAATTCATATAGTCTCATTAGCGTTTTGTACGACCTGCAGGATTGATGTCAATTTGTGTTTCGTCAAAATCTACATCATTGTCATCGCCGAAATCATCGCCTTCTGGTTCTGGAAGATCAGTTAAATCATCCATTCCTTGATCATCTAGCTCTAGATCCATATCAGCATCACTCATATCATCAAATGATTCTTCTTCGGCATTTCCGGTAACAATATCCAATGCAGATTGGAGGTTTGACCTTGATTCTTGCAGAGCAGAATTCAACGAATTTAATGTTTCTGTGGCTTTGTCATTAAAGCTTCTGCTTTCATTGACACCAATTTCGGATTGAATTGAACTTACCAGTGCAGGCAATTCTTTTACCAGAATATCATTGACATCCTCATACATTTTTTGCACACTATCAATTAGGTCCTGTGCAGCTAAAATAACCTGTGAACGTTCAACTTCTATATTTTCAACAACAATCCTAGTTGACTTGTTGCCAAGGTGAGAGGAAAGTGCTTGTTCCATGAACGTCAATTTCAGATAAGAAGAACTTTTATGAGAATCATGTCGTTCTTTACTGATTTTTGTCTCTGCAATAAGTTTTCTTACTTTACCAAGCATTCTCGTTGCATCGGCCCTTTTCATTTCTGCCGGATTAAAATCCATTTGAAAATTTTCTTTAAGTGCTGCAACAGCAGAATCTTTTCGTGTAAATTCGTTAAGTTTCATTATGTAATCCTATAGTTTCTATTATTTATTGCTCTTGGGAAATTTCCCCGTTGAATATTAATTGCATGTTTTATAATTCGATCTATTTCACGTTGGACTAAAACCAATTTTTCTTCATTTGCATATAGTTTAATTTTTATGATTTCATCTGGTGAATTTCGTAGTTTTTGTTTTAATGTCGCGATAGAAAAAAGTATACTTTCATATTTCAAATCCAATTGAAGTAATCTGTTTGCTTCTATCCATTTTCTATTAAATTCTAAAAGGCACCAAGCGAATGCAGTTTTTAGATTATTAAATTTTTTTGTCAATTGATTATAATTTACTACTATCGGAGAACCCACAATAACGTCAAATGTATTAAACATGCGATATCCTCCATTAATTTCCGAAATCAAAATATCTTGACGGATATTTTGTATTTCATTTCTGAAATATGTTGCCAATCTAGTTTCTTCGTTATGCATCTGATACTACCTCAAACCTAATATTATTTCCTGAATTCAACATTAATATTGCATTTCCTGTACCAATCATCGGCACATTATTACAATCATCTTCTAATAATCCAAGTTTATTTTCATTTTTTTCAAAAACTCCTGTATGGAATACTTCGAATTCAAACATCCAATCATCGGAGTCTGGTATTTTTTCCGGATAAGTTTTGATTTCAGGTTGCGACCGCATTGAAATTACTTGCAAAATAGTATCAAAATTAATTTGAGCATTTCTTTTTTCAAGTGAAAACATTTTTGTAGGTGAATTTCTATTTGAATCTACTGTTATATCAAAACTTGTATAACATCTAACTATCATGCAACTATTTAAAGCCACAAAAAAAGCCTAGAAATTTCTAGGCTTTTTTGTTTGATGTTTGGTAATCTATTATACGTCAGATGGAGCAGTGAAAGAAGCACCAAGAGTTGTAGTAGTACCAGTAATACCGACATTAGCTAGAGCAGCATCGATAGTTGTGGTTGTCCAAGCGCCTACTGGGTATACAGCAAAAGCTAATGTGTTATTTGTAGCATTACCATACTGATAAATGTTAATAACACCTAGTTGTTGAATTGCTTTAACGGCAGTGTAGACTTGCGTACCAGTTAGAGTACCGGTTGCAGTTGTAGTGAAGAAGTCTAGTTTTGGTCCACCTAGTTGAACAGCAACGTTAGCTGTTACGTCATCAGTGGCAGTCCAGGTATAGCCAGCAACGTCACTGTGAAATACTGGTTTAAGATCGCCATTCTTACGGGTAAATTGAGTCATAAATAAATCCTTCTAATTTGTCAAGCATAAATGCTTATGAAATTATTTATTCAATGCCGCAAAAATTCGTAATTTGGGTTATTTTTTTGATAAATTTTGTGCTGCAAAACCGGTGCGATTTACATATTTTACACCATCTGAAACAAAGCCTTCGTGACTTTCTGTTCCGTCATCCAGAAATCCTTTAATCGGACTTGATTTCATTGATTTATCTAGTTGTTTCACTAAATTCATTTTGATGTTGTATAAATCCGTCCAAATTTGGAAAATGCCAATCACGCCTTGTTTATTATCAGATAAATGTTGAATAATTTTCTGTTTCATTCCCTCTGAGGACATGTTTCTATTTTGAATGAATTCAAAAAAATCTCCGTATAATTTTGAAAGATTTCCTGTAACAATTTTTTTATTGACAAAAACAGTGAATAGACCAGAGAATGCTTTGGATGCCATCGGCGAAGTATTGATCAATTGATCGACTGCTGATTGGTACTGAGAGATATCTTGTTGTAATTTTTTGGTTAAGTTAGCATCAAGAATTAATTCAGGAACAATTGGTAATTTGCTGGGAAGCAATGCAACATTTGAATTGTTTATTAAATTCCCAAGTGATCCATTCAACGATTTAGCCTCATTCACCGAAATTGCATTCGCACTAAGATACTGATGAATTGCGATTCCTGCAGTTTTTCCGGTTAATAATTTTCCGATATCTGAGTTAACGCGTACAGTATATGTCAATCCATTTGGATTTGCCTTAAAGGTATACGTACCTTTATTATCTGTTAACGGTTGATGAAATAATAAATCACCCCAGTAATAACCTGGTTGATTGTCACATTCTTTTTTCAGTCCATTCCAAATTAATTCTATGATTTTGTGTAACTCTGGTCTATCGACATTTCTATTTTTGTCATAGTTTGCAAAATCGGCAGGAGAAAATACTTGTCGACCGGATCCATCTTTTTTATTGAACATGTGTTTGTCCATGATAGAAAATCTTCCATCTGAACCATTACCGAAGATCAGCGCGGGGTAGCCATCTAATTTTAATGTAATATTGTCGGGATTGGCGACTGTTTGTTGCATTGCGGCAAGAGCCTGTTTCGCGCCAGAAATTCCTCCCAAAAATACCAAATCCTCAGGGTGTTCCAAATGAGATTTACCCAATGAAACACTTTCGACAATCTGTTCTAATTTCAATAAAAGTTCTTTTTCCAAGATATTACCTTAATGCGCGAGTTAATTTAGTATACATGTCCCTATTTCTTTTTCGTAATTCATTCATTCTTTTGTTGAATGCATCGGGATTATGTTGTTTCAAATCTTTTAGCGTATCTATTAAGTGTTTGTCAACATCATTTGGTTGTGAGGATGATTGTTGGGTAGGTTGTTGATTTGGTTTCGAGGTGACTTCTGCTGCATTGAATGCTCCTGCTGCCATTTGATTGCCTGCCTTTGACAGGGCAAATCCAAGATTTGCAAGTTTTCCAACGTTAGCTTTAAAATTTCTAGGATAATCAGTTTGAATCTTATTCAATGTTTGTACAATGATTGGTTTACCACGAAGCCAATTCACACCATACATATATTGCTCAAACCAATCAAATAGAAATTCAGCAATACTCAATTGTTCTTCTGGATCCGGTCTTCCTGTATTAGGATCAATTGCTTCTGTTACTGGATCTTCCCAAGCTTGCGGCGATGGTGTAGAATCATATTTTTGTTTTGCTCTTGCTGCCCTTTTTCTAATAGCATTGGGAGTTTGACTGAGTTGTTTACCCTTTTGTTCCGGTTGTTTTGCTTTTTCTGCTTGTTGTACAACTTCGGGTTTGATTGGTTCTGGTTTAGATGCCAATGTTAATTCTGTATCAAGTGACGGGTCGACCAATCCACCTTTAATACCATTTTTCAAAGAGGTCAATGCGTCCTGATAAAAATCACGAAGAAAAATATCTTGTGTTAATTGTTGTTGAGTTCCTTGTCCAGTAAATGCACCTTTAAGTGCAGATGTGAAAAAGCCCTCTGATACTATTTCTCTGATTCTCATCTAAATATTTTTACCTTTTATTTTAATTCTTTGTAAATTTCATACGGAACAACTACGCATGGTCCAGAAAACCAAATCTCTTTGTTAAATTCATCTTCGCCCAACTGTGAAATATCCAATAATTTAAATCCGGCTTGATCGGGAGACAATTGTTCTTGTAAATACGAAATAATTTTATTAGCAGGAATTTTATTTTCTTCTCGTATATAATGTGTTGTATCTATAAATTCCTGCGTTTTGGGATTGTTTCCGTAAGCAACCAAATCACCGTATGTTTTTTGATCAAATCCCAATTCTGAAAGATAATAATTGATTGCATCGATTCCGCCTTTTTGTGGGCCTCCGACTGGTCTTAAATCGAGTTTGGTGTCCCACAAATCCATATATGGACATACTGCAATTTTTGTTCCGTTAACAGGAAAAATCGCACAAGGTTCTCCGTATGATCGTGCTACAGTAAATGAAGTTGATCCGATGAATGATTTGCTTCTCTTTGGATAATTTTTTAAATAAGGTGAATTATCCATAATCAATGTATATTGATTCGATCCATTCATTGTATTCTCTGATCTTCTTTCTCCGGATGATGGATCAATTAACCATGGTTTGGCATGCGAACCGTTTCGTTCAACTCTAAATCCTCCCCATAATACAGGAGGAGAATAGTTGTATGCATCACTGCAATTTTTCTCTAAGAACTCATTTAATTTTGATAGATCAAGTTCCTCTTTTGTATATGGTTTTACTTGAGCTTCATTAATTATTTCACTGATTTTCATGGTGTTTTCTTTTTTAATGAACGAGAGAATTTGGTTTTATCTTTGTTTTTAATTGCACTTAGTAATCGTTTTTCTAATAATTCAGCTTTCTCGGGAGGAAATGATTTATGCAATGATTCAATCAAATTAATAGCACTGGATATGATACTAGATGCTCTAGATTCAATTACATGGTTCATGTCTTTTGCTTCGCCCATAGACTGCAATTCTTCTAAAAGGCTCCGAGTATTTTTTTGCATTTTTCTTCCTGTTTTGATTATTTAATTGATTTTTTACTATTCCATTTCCAAACGGAATTTCCGCAATCCCATATCCTATCGTATCCATGTGCTTGCATGTTATCCCATTCAGTTAGGGCCGGATCAAAATTCTCTAGGATGTTTTTTAATTTGTTCTTTTGATATTTTTGTCGTGACGATAATGTTCCATTGTTTTCTAAATAAAAATAATTGGGGTTACTGTTGTGGGAAAATTCAAAACCTAACGACTTATACACATTTCCTGTAAACCACCTGCGATCACAATAACTAATTATGTTTGATGGATTGTGTTCTTTAATAAAAGCAGAAAATAATTTTGCTGATCCTCCCGTGACACTATAGTTGTTCTTCGTTGCGAGTCTATATAATTCCCATTCCATTTTTTTGTCAAATCTACTTTTCCCGAATGTCATAACTGATATAAGTTCGTTGCCATAAAATAAACCGTATGCAATTCTGGAACTAACATAGCCCTGTAAATGATTTTCTTCCAAAAACTCTTTTTCTTGGTTAGTTGAAAGTTTTTGTACAGTGCATTTTCTTGCGTAAAAAATTTCAGTAATCCCGAGATCAATTTTTATGCGATTTTTAACAATATTTGTTTTTTCCTGCCATTCATTTTCAAAAATATGAACCAATTTTATTCCTTTTTGCTCTGCTAAATTTGTTTTTGTAACATGATAATTTTTCGGTTTTCCATTTCGTTCAATGTGCCAATATACGCCATCACATTCGATTCCATACTTTAACTCCGGTAAATATATATCAATATGTTTTTTATTCAACATACTGTTGTTGTTTAGTTCAATTATTGCATTCGGGCCGGGCAGTATTTCATCAATAAACAACTTAACTTCTTTCTCAAAATAAGAATATTTCGTTAGGTCTATTCCCAATTTTTTTATTTTTTGGCAAATACCACTGTATGATGAGTTTGTTATTTCTGCCAATTGCTTTGTACTCATTAACAGTAATTGTTTTTCTACCCATTCCTTTGATTCCAACCCTGCTAAATGATCAGTGCTGATATGCTGTTGTAAGAAATTTTTTTTGCCATATCGTGCTAGATTAGTTTCAATAGTTTTCTGTAAAATGTCACTGGACTGTAACGGAGATTCTACCCCATATTTCTCAATCATGGTTGTTTTTATTTTTTCTTTAACTGTTTCATTCAGGAATGGAGTTTTAGTGCCGTATCGTTCAATATTTGTTTCTTCTCGTTTTAATTGTGTTGATTGTTTTTCAGTATCATCTCTTGTTTCATGCCAATTTTTCATAAATGACGTGAAATCGCCAGTTTTGGAAAAATTATCCACACCATATTTTTCGATACATATTTCTTTTATTTTGTTTTTTCCTGCATCAGTTCCAAAATAATTATCCTTTCCGTATCTTGCATTGTCTATTGCATTGCATTTATACGAACAATATTTTGCATACATGTTTCCTTGCCAGGTTGAATTATTATTACATTCAGTCCGATGACATTTTTTTATTGAGGTGATCCCTGCAGTAATATGTCGGATTCTATCAGTTATTTTAGTCTGAACTGGAAGAAAATTTGTATGGAAAATAATATTTTCTTTCAATGTAACTAAATTTTTTTTAACCCACCATTTATCTTCTACGATTCTATTGTTCAGTTCCTTAGTATCATTTTTTTTATTTTTTCTATAACAAAATAAATTTATCTGGTGTATAATTTCAACTATACTCATTGTTTTTTATTTATCCTTTAGTGAATTTAACAAAGATTTGAGCTTTGAACCTTGAACATCTGCATACGCACTACTCGGCTCCTCTCTATTCGTAATTACAACTTCGCCTGAATCTGAAGTATTTGCAGAAACACGAGTTTTAATTTGTGACATTATTGAACTTGTTCTTGCTTTTTCTTGTTCGGCCTCGGATGGATCTGAATCAGTAATTCTCATCGTTTCTATGTTGTAGTCCAACTCAATTTTTTGATCTACACCAGTTGAATTTCTTGATTTCAAACATTGCATTAAATATTTACCTCTTTCTTTAAGAGAGCGAGAAGTAAAAATACCGAACACATTATCACCCGTATATATCTTACTGATTCCGCCTGCCACAGATGCGTGTGAATACTCAACTTCATCTACACCTGAACGATTAATCTGTGATGCAGTTACTGCAATTAAATTTTCTTCAATTGAATAGTTTCTGATTTCTTCACTGACATATTTGTCTTTGGTGAATACATCTGATGCGTTAACTTTTACTGTTGCAGGAGACATCAAATCAAGGTAATCGATAATAATAAAATCGATTTTCATTCCTGTCTGAATTCGCAATTCAGAAATATATGACCTCACTGCGTTAATATTGCTTTGAGCAGGAAGTCTCTTTACTCTGTATTGTCCCATCTTTTTTGATGAAATTCTAACCTTTAATGCAGCATCTTCCAGATTTTTTCTGATTTCTTTTGTACTCATGCCCGTCAACATGGCATCTGTTCTAAGCGAAGTTTGTTCTTCGCCGAGCTCCATAGTAATGTAAACACCATTCATTCCCATCTGAAGCCAGTTGAGTGCCAAATTCATCATGACGAGACTCTTACCACCACCGGAAGGGGCAGCAAAAATGTTTAGTGTTCCTCTATCAAACCCTCCGTAAAGAATTCGATCCATTTGTGGCCAGCCCGTACTGATTTGTCCACCTTGATTGAAATATTTTTCATTTCGCTCAATTGGATTTGCAAAATAATCAGTACCTAAATCAGTCTGTAGCGAAATTTGGACCGCATCCTTGATTAATTTTTCTACTGGTTCATAGTCACCTTTTTCAAGGTATTCAGCAGATTTCAAGATTGCGCGTTCTAATTCTTGTCTCTTGGTAAAATTTTCAAATTCCGTGATGAACCATTCCCCGTGACTTTCTGTCAAGTCAGGAATTATTTCGATATTTTTACCCGTTGTTGCCAATATTTGAGTTGGATCAGGCATAATGCTATATGTTGAGGTGTGGTCAACAATGAATTCCATACATTTTCTAAGTGATCTATCGAAATTTAATGGGTTGACAATGCTTAATACTCTAGTATAAAGTTCTGGATTAGAAACCATCATTCTAATAAACAATTCTTGTACTTCAGGAGTGAAGTCTATTTTCAATTTTCATTCTCCGCATTCTAATTGTAACTGCACTTTTTGTTGCATTTTGTAGTATCGACAATAAAGTCGGTATTTTTCCATATTTGAGAACCGCATCGTTGACATCCTTTACATCTTCGTCCCAATACGGAATAGAAACATAAAAGCCATTTCCCAGTGCCTGATCACAAATATTAAGTCCCGTCTCATCTTGATCCGGAACAATTATTATTTTTCTGTGTAATTTATACAATAAGGCTGCTTGTGTAGGACTTATTTCAGCATGACCCAATGCACACCCATTAATACTTAATGCGTCTAAAATTCCTTCAACTACAATACATGCTTCCCAATCAGGACGTTGCATATCATATCCAAACATGTATCCATGTGGATATTCATTTTTATATTTTAATGCTGTACCGGGATTTAAATATCGTGTAACTTTTCCCACTATTTTCCCATCAAACGTGCATGGAATCACGATTCCTTCCTTTCCAAAATGATCTTTTGGATCAGCATACATGAAAGGAAATTCTGTTAGAGAAAATCCACGAGATTTAATATAGTCTATGTGTGGAGTATGGGTTGGATTGAGTTCGTCTAAAATGATTTCTTTTGATAGATTTACTTCTTTAAAAGAATCCACTGATTTCAGTCGTTTTGTTATTTCTTCTGATTTTGATTCTACTAAATCCAAGATATCTTTATGGGAAATTGATTCCAAATTCCATCTAGCAATATGTTCTTGATCATATCCCAGCCATGTTAAAAGAGTTTTAAGATTAGAAGATAGATATTTCCCCAATATATTACTGCATGAGAATCCACAATTAAAACAATGATATACCTGAGTATTGTTGTCTATTTGTTTAATCCCGCCGCGCCGCTTTTTATCTTGTCGATGTCCACGATTATGACAGCAAGGCGCATTAAAACTCATCCAGCCCCCGGATGCTTTTCTCATTGGAGTTTGAACAGCATTGTATAAATCTAACATACGCTATTCTAATTGATTTATAATAATATTACAAGAACTACGGTATTAACGATATAAAATATTTGTTACCGTTCCTACATTACTGGTAAATTCCATCCTTATGTACGGATGGAATCCCGGTACATTGTAACTAAAGGTGTCAGTCACATATGCATAATCTTGTTCTAAGATATTATACCATTCACCATTAATGGTTGACGTGCCCTGAATGACTACATTACCATAGAAATTATCATACGTTGCTTGAAAAGTTGTCAACGGTTGTTCAGGGGGAGAAATATTGCTGCTATAATAAGGTTGAACGACAGCCAAGGTATTGTGTTGTAATGGAAGGGTGTTCGGAAATATTTGTCCGGAAGGTATAGTTACATACTGTGATGGAACGAAGGCAGGAAAAATAGAATCATTGATGAATAAATCACCTCTTGCTCCTGGATTTTGATCTATGTTCAATGCATAGGAATTGGTTGTTGTAATAATTTCTAATGTATAGATACATTTTTGTTCTGTGATGGACATTAAATCATTTGCTACTAAATTTACCGAAGCAATTCCCGTTAACGGGAGATCATTTGTCATTTGGGATTCTAATAAGATTTCTGTTCCCGTTGGATTTAAAATCCTGAATACTAATGTTGAACCAGTTAAATCAACTGGTTTTTGTTGTTGATTAAGAACCTTAAATTCAACTCTGTTGTCAACTCCGCGATTTAAATATACAGGTTTTGAATACAATGGGACAAACTTTCTCGATGATGTACCGGATATAGTTACTGCAATAATTCTCTGGTAATAAAAATATATGTCTGAAACAAACAAAAAACGCTCCTATATCCGTTAATTATTTATCAAGATTTTTGGTGATAAATATCATTAATGGAAAGTTCTTTTTTTACCAAACTATCAGAAACATACCCGTTCATATCAGTGTGTTTATACGCAAGCAATGAATACGTAGGAATCATACAAAATAGGGACGAAACTGTCACTACCTTGTATGATTACGGATCTATATTGGATTCCTCTTTGCGAGAAAAATTTTTAGAATTGGGTGAAACATGGTGGTGGGAATCTGGTCGAGAGATTCCCATTAATATTTTTCTTAAAGAAGAATGGAATGATTTTAAACCATATTTACGAACATTTACCAACAAAACATTGAATATTATTCATGGTCCTGTTACTAGTATTACAGAACTTTCTAAGAAAAAATCAAAAAGAAAATCTATTATTCTAGTTCGCAAAATGCCTTAATTATCTAGTGGATCAGGAACAATTCTCATATATCCTGTTTCTAACCAATGTGTTTGCTTCCAATCTTCTGGCCAGTAACTAATTTCAAAATAACCTGATGTATCGCTATTTGGTGAAACTGGATAATATTTTCTTCTCCAACCTTTGGACATTGATCCATTTGGCAAAATACGATAATGAGTGTCCCAGCCGTCACTGTGTTTCACGTAAATTCTAATGAACCCGGAATCATACAAATATTTTTGTTGGTTGATTGATAGGCGCCAATTATTGGATGCATTAATGATCGTTATGGAAGAATCATATGAATCTGTTGCGAAATCATCAAATTCTTGATCACCGGACAACAAATCCAAAAATTTATCTTCCCACCCCGATTTATTAGAGTTAAAATCCCACCATTCTTGTGCAAAAGTTGTCATTAAAATTTTAACCTGTCAATCACTCGTTGACGTTCTTCTTTAACTCGTTTCACTTCATTTTTTACTGCTTCCCCAAATAACATGTCAAACGCTAGATAAAACATTGGAGAGCATATAATGAGGAACAAAAAGGCAACGGTTACGCCATCCCCCATAAAATGATGTACAATCAGTAAGAATCCAACAATGAATGCAAATGCTACTAAAATTCCTAATGTCCACAATATTGTCGGTACAACGGCTTTGTAAAAAATTGCTTTCGCCCAAATTTTTGCTTCCGATTTATTCATTAATAATTCCTTTTAATTTTATCATATTGGTATGCAATCATTGTTACTAACCACATTATCACGAATAAAATTGCAATTAGGTTTAAGAAACCAACAAAAAGAAACATTCCGGCAAAAATTAATAACAGGGGAAATATAGTCTTATAAACTGTAGCAATGATTGCTTTTTTTAAAATTTTGAAATCGATCACATTATTTTCTCCGGTCCATATATACACAAGGAATGGCAATTAACGAGAACACCGATGCCAGAAATACAAAAATTCCCGGTAATACGCCTGCATGACGTTCTACGATTGCTTCTAACCAGCATAGACCCAGAATGACAGTCAAAAATATAAATGCACCGAACAATGCATACAGAATACCTATCACCACAGAAACTAATCCATCTTTCATTTTATTATCTCCTTGACATCTTGTATCATCATTCTCGTGGAAAACAAATGCAAAATGGTCAATTGCCTTCTAATCCATATTGTTGCAGGGCTGCAACACCTGTAGCAACAACTTGAATGATTTCACCCAATGCAGAATGTCTGCCTGGTTCATTTTTCATCCAACCTTGTTCTGCTTCTTCCAATTCTTTTTTCATGACAAGCATGAAGCCTGCCAATGATTGGTTCTTTTCTTCAAGCGATCCCCACTTTAAATCTTGATACTTTCTTTCTGCTTCGATAGCCTCAAAAATTGTTTCTAATGATAACATGGTATTTCCTCAAAATGTTAAATTCGGATTATCCGATAATAGATTCATATGAACCATTACTAGTTGTGCATATGAAAAAGAATGACTTTTTTTAAATACGTATCCTGATGCATCTTTTGTCCACACTGTTTTGGAAATTTCATTCCATGTCTTGCCCACCAAATGTTTTTTAGATGGTCGGATGATTGCAAGAAACATAGCCATCTTTTCCATGGAATTTATTTCTTCGGGCATGCTCAATAAAATATCCCAAGAATTGTTCAAGTGAACTAATTTATCAACGATTGATTTGTTGTATAGCATTGACCAATCAGGATCTCTCATAAGATATTCCAAATGTTCGTCATTTCTAATATGATTGTAGATCCAAACATTAAGAATATCCAACTTGAAATATCCTCTCTTGTCTGCTTCCTCATAATCAAATGAACACATATTTGTTACTGGATTCATCGGAATCTCAGTTACATATATACCACTTGGATGTCGTTGAAGATTTCCATTTTTGCTGACAGCAGCATGAATATGATCAAAATGTTTTATAACATCCAATCTATTTCCCACATCAATGTCAATATCTGCATTAAATTTCATTTTAGATGAGTTAATCCCAATTTGCGTAATTTTTGATATGCATCCTGAACTACATTTGCTTGGTGAATAGCATCTTCAAGTGCATTGTGAGTTGTTTTGGATGCATATTTTTTATCCTTGAGACTTACTCCTGCAATATCATAAATTGTTCTACAATCACGGATATTCCAGAATTGCCACGGAATAGAAATTTTTAATTCTCTGAATCCGGATTCAGCAATCATAATATCAAAAATTGATCCGTTTGACCATACTGATTGATGACCAAAAGAAAATTTAGCCAATTGTTGCATTGCTTCTTTGTATGATACTCGACCTTCATCCGAAAATGCAGCATCTTGTGCTTCGATGGATTGTTTTGCCCACCAAGCCAAGGTATCTTCACTAATAGTTCTGTTGTAAACCTCTGTTTGCTCTTCAATAGAAGGTTTAATTTCGATTGAGTCTATAATTTTATTGGATAATGGATCAAATGTTACTGCACCAATCGAAAGTATTACCGTTGATGTCTGCGTATCTAACGTTTCCATATCTATCATCAAATGTTTTGCCAAGTTATATTCCTTTTTAATAAAGAGAACATATCATGAACAAAATTAATTATCAATGCGAAAGGGAAAAGACTGCAAATCCTTTTTCATCCATAATAATGAATGAACCAAATTTCATCCATCTTCCTTCCGGCGTTGATTCTCCTAGCATTTTTTCGCACCAGCTTTCAAGGTCAACATCTCTAGCAATGCAATAATATTTTTTATCTGAAATGTCATCCATATCGAATCATGAATTCTACACATTTTTCAGTCGTTTCAAAAACAAAATAATATTTGTTTTGAATAGAATTAGGGTCGAGTGGTACAGGCTCAAGTAACAATTTAGTATTTTTTAATGGTCCTGTTATATTAGGAGAATTTTCATTCCACCATGTAACATAATGCTCTCCGGAAATATATTCTTGTCCAAATCTACGGAGTGCCCAATCACCTGTTCCTGGCATTTGATTTTGAGCATCATGATACAAAGTCAAATAATCATTTATCCAAGATCGGTAGAAAAATAAACATTTATTATCCATTAATATCCTCCTAGTGCCAGAATATTTTTAATTTGGTCAGTCTCTTCTTTATATTTTCTGAATTTAACAGACCACATTTCAGGATTAATATAATCAATAATCATCAATTGTTGTGCTTCATTCAGATTTTCAAGAAATTGTTGGCCACTGTTGGATTGATATAACATCCAAGGTGATATCCTACCATTAACGATATATTGAATGATTCTGTTTTGGTTCGCATATCGAAAACAATCATTACATTCAATTCCGGCAATTTCAGAAATTTCCTGAGTTGCTTTTACACTTCTTTCTAGTGCATCAAACGGATCTTCAGAGCGCAGATAGGTCATCAGAAATTGATTATAATATTTGTCTTTGTTCCAAGTATCAATTTTAATTTGTTTTTCACATAACCATGCCAAATATTGCAATGGATTAGAACATTTAACATTGATGCAATATAACGCAAGTTTTTTAAATGCAATGTAATACGGAGATTTCATAAATTCTTGAAAAGTTCTTTGCTTTTTAGAAATAGAATTTCTACTCATGAAATCCAACCAACACTGGAATGCTATTCTAGAAACTGGTTCATCTTTGTCATTCCATCTACGTTTCTGTTCACAAACATGTGTGACAAAAGCACCAGATTGTTTAAATTCTCTTTTGCAGAATTCACAAAATAATTCAGGTGTTTCCGCTTTCTTTTTCCCACGTGGCAATTTCATCATCCGTTACTAATTGTGACATACTTTCAATGTCTGATAATTTCATGTTTGGAAATCTCGTCGCAAGATATTTTTTCTTTTTGTGTTCGTCAATAAAAGTGGTTGTCAATTCGTTCAAAAGTGATTTATCTAGATTTCCATAAATTTTAGTGAAATATTCATTCATTTCCTTTTTTGTCGGAGAATCTTTTAATTTCGACACCTTATCTCTTATTTGTGGAATCCATTGGTGATATTGTTTTCCTATTCCCGGAGAAGAAGCACACAACATCATCCATAGCAATTTTGGATGCTTTGATACATGTTCATTAAAAAAATATTTATTTGCGTGATAATTGACACTATTCAAATAATATTCTTGTATCTGAGATTTGGACTTAGTTGAACTCATCCATTGCAACAACATGAATGGAACAACTTTTGATTGTTGTTCCACTGTAAGTTTATCAAAAAAATCATATTCTTTGCGATCAATTGCATCAATCATTTCGAATAGTGTTGGATCTTTTGATTGATCTGTCATAGTCGAATGGCTGCTTCTACTATAATTCTGCTGATTTTGGCAGGCAATTCATCTACATTTGGTACCATTTCTAAACGAACTTCATAGTCATCTCCGGACGAATATATATTTCCATTAGAAGGCAGTGATTTCGGAGCTCTATATTCGATGATTAGACCTTGGTGTCCAGCTTTGAATACCTTAAAATGAAAAGGACGGTGTCGATAATCTTCTAAAAATCCCTGAAATCCCGAATTGCCATCCGACACTGAACTGCTGTCCGCTTTACCACTTGACGCACTATAATAAATGTAATTACGTTTAGTTTGTATTTTTTCGTATTGACGAATAATCCAATTTTCAAAAAACTTCATTTAATGTTTCTTTCCTATCTTTCATGAATTTTGCGATTTTATTTGTTTCTTCTGTTGCAAATAAATTTCGAATTAATCCCGATACATTTGATCTATATGATTTATTTGCTTGCATTTCAAACACTGTCACTATATTATCCTTTACCATACAAGTCCGTAATCAACTACTTCACAGGCTTTGCTAATATCTTTTACAAAATATGCACACAAAGGTCTATCTTTATTTTGCAACGGAACTGATAAAAATTGACCATTGCGTAACCTAGGTGTATACCAGGTAACATCCGGGTAAATGTCAATAATTTCAATCGGGAGAAATTCAGGTGAGTAAGAACTCAATGGATTAAAAGCAAATGCATTGAAGCCTCTATCATTTAAACTGGTTAGAGGTACTGTTTCAAGATCACCATGCTCTTGTTCTCCTATTAAAATTTGCCAATCAATTGGCATTTTAATAATATTTGTTCCAATCTTCAACACAAGTGCAGGTGCATTAAATGATTCAACGAAAATTAATTGGTTGAATACAAAATCAACATTGGCCGGCGTTGAATTGTCGAGAATAGAAAATCTTACATCATCTACTTCTTCTGGTAAATTTTCCAAATCGTACGGGGTATTTTCTAATAATAATATTTTCATTTGTATTCCAATTTCTCTATTTCAAACGGATAATTTGATTCCGTATAATATTTTTTACGTTCGGTTAAATGTTTTTTTGAATACTTGCAGTTGCTAGTAATGTCCCAAATATTTGCAAAATCTTTGTCCGGTGCAACTCTAAGTACACGTCCAATAGATTGAATTGTCCTAACGTATGACTTTCCGGGTTCAATCATGACAAGATTGAACAATCTGTTAATGGAGATGCCGGTGGATGCAACAGCATATGTTGCAATAGTGATTCGATTGTCATCTTCGTTGATTTCTTTGAATTCAGATGACCTGTCAGTAGTAGATACACTACCGTTAATGAACACTGCATCATCTAAACGCTTTGCTAATTCTTTGCCTGCGTTAATTCTATCAACTAATACCAAAGTATTTCCTGTATCTGCTGCAACCCGCTTGATAAGTTGCGCCATTTTATCTAATCGTTTTTCATCTTCTAATAAGTATTTTAATTCTGATTGATAGTTAGGTAATGATATATTATCTTTTAATTGAACTATGTTAACATGACATTTCGCAAGAATGCCAATTTCTTGCAAATCTTTTGCAGCAACTTGGCCGATTACTGGACCAATCGAAACAAATAGTGCCATTTGATCCATTGGATCCTTTGGCATGGTACCAGTTAAACCCCATCGTAATGGAACATGTGCAAAAGTTTCGTTTAGTAGTTTTCGAAGAACTTCTGCCTTACACAAATGAGTTTCATCACATATCACACATATTACATCCAAAAAATTATCCAAACGTGTATCCGCGGGATTTTCTTGCCTTGCCTTCAATATTGCATTCAATGATTGCCACGTACAAATAGTGTGAGTTTTTCCTAATTCTTTCCTGTCACCAAAATAAACACCGACGTCTAACCCCATGTTAACGTAATCAACTTCGGTTTGTACGACAAGTGACTTATTAGGAACAATTACCAATGATTTACCATATTTTTCAACTGATTTTGAAAGTGCTGCTGTGACCAAAGTTTTCCCTGAAGAAGTTGCAGCCAAATAGATAGATTGGGGATTCTGTAAGCACCCATTAATAATTTGCAGTTGATGATCTTTTGGTACAACTGGTGTTCCAGCTAATACATGTCCTTCTGGCCACAATACATCATTGAATGAATCTTTCGTTACTTCTTCAAATTCAAACTTGATTGTGTGATCTCGTTTATCTTCTAGTTCCAAGTGGTATCCATCTTGTTCCAATATTGGAACAATTTCTTCCAATAAATTTACATAAGTAGATCCACTAATAGTACAATATGATACCTTACCATTCCATCTACCATATTTTACACTGGTCAAATATCTTGCGCCTGGTTTTTCAAATTCAAATTTTTTATTTAATTTTCTTCTGGTTTCAACGTCTAATCCATCGATTTTGCACTGAACCTCGTTTTTAATAATGATTTTCGCACTTTTCATGCTGAAATTATATCATAGTTGAAATAAAATTACAAAGGCATTTAATTTAATATTCCCCAAAACAAGCAAAAATCTATAAATATCATCAACAAAGAGGAATTTTAAATGCCATCAATTACAGTAAAAGACGCCTCGAACGTCACACAAACAATTAATACTCTTCCTAATTTAGGTGTCAACGTCTCTGCAAATGCATTGCCCGTAGTTCTTGCAACTGATAGTCCTGCATTACCTGTATTAGGAAACGTTTCGGTTACTTCCGGTAATATTGCAGTTACTTCCGGTAATATTGCAGTTACATCAGGAAACATTGCAGTTACATCAGGAAACATTATTGCATCTCAGGGCGCAGCAAATATCAGTAACCCATGGGCGACAATTTCGCCCCCAAGTACACAGCTTGCTCTTACCACACCTCAACTCGGTGGCGCTGCAATTCCTGTAGTAACATACGGTGGTGTCCAACTTCAAATCGCAAATTTAAATGCAGATAGCCTTGCGGTCACACATTCTACTGACGGAGTAAACTACGTTACTGCTACCCTACTCAAACATGATCTAAGCCAGGTAGTTGGCTCTGCAATAACAGGTTCTGCAAATAATGGAATTTATTCTGTTATGGTATTCGGTGGATATCTGAAAGTTACGCGCACCGGAACCGCAGATACCACACTTGCAGTATCTTACAGAGGAACAAACTAATGAGCGTGGGCAGCGATGCACTTGGGCTCGGCGCTTCGGCCCTTACCAAAGCAACGTCGGTGTCTTCTAAACAACGCAGAGTTAGAATTGCTGCTCCTCAAGGAGGAAGTGTTCCACAAAACACCCAGCTTACCAATGGTACCACACAAACAAGCGGAACAGATAGAATTTTTTACCAATTAAACAGTGATTATGCTTGGCTTTCCGCTGTGTTGGCGAATGGTTCTCCTGCAAGTGGCTCAGGTGCATTAACCAAGCCTGGTAATGGAGTTACAATTCGTCTAACGTTGGAACAAGGAGGTACATCAGAACCTGCTATTATTTCATTTCCTTCGTCAACTCTTGCAGCAGTAAGCACAGGTGGCAAAACAGGTCATATTATCGGTGACGGAGAAATAATTGTAAGTTCTCCTGTGTACAAAGTAAGTTTGTTGAAGAACAGCTACCAGGCAATTCGTTTTTACAAAACAGTAACATCCGGACAAAAATGGCCGGTGACATGGGGATACGGTAATTACAATATTTTGAGTGGTTCTTATCCTCCTTCAGGAAGTCCTTGGACAACAGATCAGGTTAACGGAACAACAATAAAGGATGGAAGCGATCTAACATATACAGGTTCAGCGGCTGGCGGGCCAGTTGCAGGCTCAAGCACTTATTGGGCACCTGCGTTTATTGTCGGTGAACAAATAACACCGGCTGTAACATCGCTTGTTGCCGGTGACAGCGTATCCGCAGGTTTTGGTGATGCGTTAGGCAGGGGATATATTGTTCGTGGATTGGAACAAGCTGGCATGATCGGTCAATATTTAAATTGTGGTGTTCCTGCCAGTACTACTGCTAATTTAACAACAAGCAATGTAATCGCAAAAAGAGCAGCAGACTACGTGGATTATGTATTGTTGCACACCATTTCAAATGACTTTGCAACCAGTGCTATTACTACTTTGGCTGCAGCACAAGCAGCTATACTTTCAGTATGCCAAAATTATACCAGAGCAGCAAATAAAATTATAATTGCTACATGTTTGCCACGGTGTGCCACAACTGATTCAGGTGCTACATATACTGGTCAAACAAAACCAAGTTGGGAAGCACTTCGTTTACAATATAATAATTGGTTGCGTGACAAAACATCAAATGGTGCTATGGCATATCTTAACGCAAATATCAAAACCGGATATATTGCTGCAATTATGGATCCATGTATTCAAGTTGAACGCAATTGGGATGGAACAACCGCAACAAATATTACATTGGATTCCAATGGTCAACAGGCAACAGGAAATGGTGGTTATTTCTTGGCAGGAGGAAGTACAGATTGTACTCATCCTAATGCGGCGCTGGCGGCAGTAACTGCCGCGGCAGTACCTGTATCACTATTAACCATTTAATAATTATTAGGAGAAAATAATGAGTACGTCAGATCCACTTGGATTAGCAGCAGCGGCAATAAGCGCAAATAAAAAACTATCATCTACTAGTGGAGCCCAAAGTATTGGGTCCAGAGACAGTATAACAGTACAGGATTTATTAGACCAATATTATGGTTCTGCTAGATCGCTTCGTAGCTTCGGTGCGTTGGGTGATGGATCCGTAGAAGACGCCGCTATACAAGCTGCTTTTGACTGGTTAAACGCATCACGTGGTAGAGCGTTATTAGTTCCTGCAGGTGTTACCTATAAATTCAATACAGACAAGATCGTAACACAGAGTAACTCTGCGATCATTGGTGTAGGATGTGGTAAAGGCACGTTATCTGGTCAAAACAATGCCAGGATTATATTTGGTGTTGCTACTACTAATGGTACTGATGCCAATGGTTTACCCATTAAATCAAATTCAGGTCTAGTACAGTGGTGCCATTTATATAATATCGCAGTTCAACCATCTTCTACTCATAGTGGCGAATGTGTGTTGATTGATTGTGTAAATGATATGACTATTGAGCTATGTCAAATTGGTCCTGCTACAAACGACGGTACAACAGTCGCACATGGTGTCAAGACCAATTGGGTGCAATGGTTCTATTTCCGTCGTAATAACGTCAGTGTTAATGGTGCTTGTCTTTGGATAAGACAACCTGCAGTATCTGTTCTACAAAACGAGGATCACTTTCACATATGTGAAAATAGAATGTATACCGCTAAAATATTAAATCCTGCTTTTACTCCATCACTAATCTATATGGAAGTTGAGCCAGGCCGTGTTACTGGTATTTTTGAGTTCGAGGTACGTGGCAATCATATGGGTCGTTTCCCAGCTTCGGACACATACAGTCAGAGTGTTCAAACTGGTGGTATAACGGTAAAATATACAGGATCATCAGCTAGTTATAGAGTATTCCATACTGCGAATATCCGTGATAATATGTGGGAATATGTTGATTTTCCAGTCGATTTTAAACGTCAACATTCTACACTTGATGAAAGTCATCTTCAATGGCACGGCAATACACATATTCAATCACGTGGTGTTGTATTCAATGCTGGTGATTATACCAAGACATCCATTGACGTTGGTAAGAATTATTTCTTGCAAGGAAATTCATTAGTAGATGGTTGCTTGCTTAATTTTGTTGGACAATCAGATATCAGTAATTTCACCGGTACTGTATTTGTTACTTCGTTGACACGCCATAGATTTTGGAATAAATTGAACGGCGCGTGTCTTACTGGTTACAGATTAAAGCAAACTTCAACTGCAAATGTTGTCACCGGTGCAACATTTGCAGATTTTACATTCGCACTATCCGCAGCACCTTCGATATTCTCATTTACTCATGGCGCAGGATTAACCTGGCAGACAGCTATAGGTTATTATAATATCACTGCTACTTCTGTCCGAGTATATTTTGGTACTGCTGCTCCGAGTAACATCACTTTAACTTTAACTGCAGAAGTTGCAGAAATATAATATAATTATAGCATACAGGTAGCTTTTGCAATTTCTTTCCATGTTGAGGGAAATACTTTCTTTAAATCAGCAATTTTAATTGCCATTCTAAGAGACATTTCCCTCAATTTATTTTTCTTTTCATCCATATATTCTATGATTTCAGTTTGATCCATTGGACTGAAATTGTAATTTTCAAACAAATTATTGTCTCTTGTAACCTGTTTGATCCTAAGGATTTTATCACGTGGATTATTAATAGTTAGATCGATATAATGTGAACGAGATTGTAGTGCTTCCAAATGAGGTTTAATCATTTTTGACCGAATATCATTCATATTTGCATTGGTAACAAAAATTACACTTCCTTTGAATTCAAATGAATTCGGAATTCCTTCCTCTTTTAGAAGTCGCGAGTCTTTATTCCAAGAAATTCTACGAGATTTTCCTGTATCAAGGGCGCCTTTCAAAATATTAACTGCATCCGTATCTTTCCATACATCACAGTCATCAAATACCAGAATATGTCCAGGTTCGCTTGCATTGAACAAACTAACATATAGGCCCAATGCAGAAATTGCACCCTTAACTATAGTATATTTTAATTTTGCATCAGCTAATCGTTCGGTGACAGAGGCTTTTTCCAGTAATTTTTCAATGCCATATGATTTTCCTACTCCGGGAGGGCCTTGCACAATAAAAGACCGAATATTTCCAGAGATGCATGCTTTTGTCATATCATCCAAAATTCTAAAACGGTATGCAATGCGATCCATTGCCTCATCATCTGTTTCTTCAGTTACTTGTTCTTGAACTATTTCAACATCAGATCCATGAATTTCATAATCAGATGAATTTTCAACCTTAATGCGGATTTGTTCAATATCGATGTTCATTTGCCCGTCATTTTTAACGGTGATATATTTGCCTTTTTTGCCTTCGTGAACATCTTTAATTAACTCAAATTTCATATTGGTGACGGGATTATTACGGTATAATCCCGTCTTGATAGTAACATCCATTGATATCTCCTTGTGTTCTCACTTGATAACAGAAAACAATGAGAACACAACAGCAACGGATAATTAACCAAATCTCAATTCATATTCTATTTTTAGTTTGGGATCAGTAATAATGAAATCATCCCAACTATCTTCAGGGATATCGAACTTTCCTATATTTTTGGTCCACCATTCCCATTCTAATTTGTCGATGAAGCATCTACCAAACAAATAGTATGCCACAATTCCATTTTGCCAAATAAATGCTGGGCCCAACTCATTGTGCCAAATATCATCAGTGGTTTTCCATAGAGTCGAGCCCGTTTCTGTAATACTTTTATATGATACGGTATGTACCATATTATTTGATCTCAGTGAGTCTTTGTTGAATTTCAAGATAGAACATGTGGTACTTTGCCATACGTTCAATATCCTTTTGTGATACACCCTTCAATCGCCGAATGTCTGAATTATGCCGGAGATCACACATTTTTACACGCATTGCATCAATATTGCTGAACACGCCTTCCTTATATTCCTCATATGATTGTCCGGGCATCTTAGTGAGTGCCTGAATAGCAGAAATTACCCGGTCAGTTGCACCTGCATGCTTAAGATCCTGCCATGTAGTCTTGGTATCTTCGATGATGTCATGTCCGATTGCTACACACTGCAATTCTTCGTCATCTGTTTCAAGAAACGCCATTACAGCGAGGCAGTGCAAAATATATGGTTTTCCACCGCGATCAAACTGTCCGGCATGTGCATTGGTAGCAAGAACAATCATGTTGCCAAGTAGTTCACCCTTTTTCATTTCGTTTCTCCTTATCAGAATTTCAATATATAGCCATTATACGGAAAAACAACCAATAAAATAGGGGACAATTGTCCCCTATTTTATGTTTCAAAGAAAGTGCCTTTTAAGCATTTTCTTTGGTTCGATTGCGTCGATTTTCCCGTGCTTCTGCTCGTGCTTCTTGACGCTTTTTGGTGTTGTACGGATGAAATACATAAGGACGACCCACAAGATCATTTGTCACTTTGACCATTTTACCTGAGCGATCACGCAGTTGTGTCTTGTGTCTCATCACCCGAGTAACTTCCCCGATGAGAGGATGTCCTCTGTGATGATCGGTCTTAAAGAAACGCATGTCGCCTACATGAATGACATTATCGTCGTTCTTTGCATCTGCGGGTTGGATACCTAGACTAGCTTGAGCAATTACTTCTTTCATGGTGTATTCCTTCAGTTTGTGTGTTTGTCAGTAGTGACATTATGATAATGCACGAACTAGCAAAACGTTCCCTAAAAGGTTGTCCAAAACGTATATAACTTAACTTAGACCCAAAACAGCTTTTTCCTCAGGAGTAAGCTTCAGTAGAGCCTTTCTACGGATTTCACCCGATTTGAAATCGGCATAATCCTGAAGACTAGTGAATACATTAGTAGAATGGACATGATATGAATCAAATTTGTTGTTTTCAACCCATTTTTTGGCATCTGCCTCATGTTCGAAATAGATGGACTTGTTTGTCCGACCATCACTGCCATCCCAAATAGAAACTGCGTAAACGGTGATTACGTTCATATCATTTATCCTTCATGTCGTTTCGTTATGCATTCGTTATAATGATTTCGGGTAGGTCTGTCAACCAAATACCAATAGATATTCCATTTTTAATTTCTCTGGCATGCCATCGATTTCATCAAAATACCGGTGTCTTACTCGCCATGCATATTCTTGTTCAGATACGTACCTGCCATTCAGACGCCAGGCTTTGTCTCCATTTGCATATTCAATTGCCGGCCCATCTACGCGATGTCGTTCTCCATTCAGCCACCATTCTTTGGATCCACTTGCATATTCAATTGCAGGCCCATCTACGCGATGTCGTTCTCCATTCAGCCACCATTCTTTGGATCCATCTGCCCATTCACGTGCTGGCCCATCTTCTCGGTGTAGTCGTCCTGCTTCATTGTGCCATTCAATGGTACCACTTGGTAGAATTTTTTTAATAGATGCCATGCCATATCTCCTTGATCACT